GTCACAGACCTTGAAATCATTAAACAATACTATGGTTATAGTAACGAAAAAGCATCACAAGCTTTGAAAATATTAACACCTGAACAAATTAGTTACATTAAACAACGACTTGACACTGGAGGATTGAAATGACGACGACTACGGAACCTACTGTACAATGGTCGCAAGACCAAATGGTAGAAGTACTTTTAAATGAACCAGATGATTTCTTAAAAGTACGAGAAACCCTTACAAGAATTGGAGTAGCATCCAGAAAAGAAAAGAAACTATATCAGAGTTGTCATATACTGCACAAGCAAGGAAGATATTTTATTGTGCATTTTAAAGAATTATTTGCACTTGATGGGAAACACGCTAACCTTACTGTTAATGATGTTCAGCGTCGGAATCGTATTACTCGTTTGCTTGCTGATTGGGGTCTGATATCTGTAGTAAAACCAGAATCAGTTGCAGATATTGCTCCACTTAATCAGATCAAAGTGTTAGCATATAAGGATAAGGGTGACTGGATTTTAGAACAAAAGTATAATATAGGTAAGAAAGGGAAAACACAAGAAACTGAGTGAACAATTTATCCAACGGTATAACCGAACGTCTTTTCTACACTTTAGGGAAAAGACCAGATACTGCTACATCTCATGATATTTACATGGCATTATGTTATGCTGTGAGAGATCAGATGATGTCATATTATCTTACATCAGAAGATAAGCATTATAATCCTGCAAAAAAACCCAAGAAAGAAGTAGCATATCTTTCTGCAGAGTTTTTAATTGGTCCTCAACTTGGTAATAATCTTCTCAACTTGGGTCTTGAAAAAGAAGCAAGAGATGCAGTATCGGAATATGATTTAACATTAGAACAAGTATTAGAGGTAGCAGAGGAACCTGGATTGGGTAATGGTGGTCTGGGTCGTCTGGCTGCTTGTTATATGGAGTCTCTTGCCACCTTAAAGGTTCCTGCTACTGGTTATGGTATTCGATATAAGTATGGTATATTCAAGCAACAAATAAAGGATAATCAGCAAATAGAGGTAACAGATAATTGGTTGCATGGAGATTGGCCTTGGGAACTTTGTTATCCAGATGAATCAGTCACAGTTGGTTTTGGTGGTAGAGTAGAACATTATATTTCTGATAGGGGTAAGAATAGAGTACGTTGGGTTCCTGCAGAACAAGTTATTGCAGTACCATATGATGTGCTACAGTTGGGATATAAAGTTAATAATTGCAATCGTTTAAGATTGTGGAGAGCAGATGCTACTGAGACATTTGATTTCTATGCATTTAATATTGGAGATTATCTTGGATCAGTAGAACAAAGTGTTTCTTCTGAAACTATATCTAAAGTTCTTTATCCTAATGATGGTACAGATCAAGGTAAGGAGTTGAGGTTAAAACAACAGTTCTTTTTTGTGAGTGCTTCTCTTCAAGATATGTTTAGAAGTTTAACTGATAGAGCAATACCTGTTGAATGGCTTCCAGATTATTATCAGATTCAGTTAAACGATACTCATCCTGCTATTGCAGTTGCAGAGTTAATGAGAATCTATGTTGATGATTACCATTTTGAATGGGAAGATTCTTGGGAGATAGTAACTAAAGCAATCTCTTATACAAACCATACACTGTTACCAGAAGCATTAGAGAAGTGGGAACTTAAACTCTTTAAAAATCTTTTACCAAGACATACTGAAATCATTTACGAAATTAATCGTAGGTTCTTACAAGTAGTGAGATTAAATTATCCTGGTGATGATAGTAAGTTAGAAAAATTATCTATCATTGATGAGACAGGTAACAAATATATTCGTATGGCACATTTGGCAACTATAGGATCTCATCATGTAAATGGTGTTGCTGAACTTCATTCTGAATTAATTAAGAAACAGTTGATGCCAGAGTTTTATGATCTATGGCCTCATAAGTTTACTAATGTAACTAATGGTGTTACTCCACGTAGATGGTTAGCATCTTGTAATCCTTCTCTTAAAGAAGTTCTTGATGAATATGGTGGTAAAGATTGGGTTACTAATATGGATCTCTTAAATGGGTTAGAACCTGATTCATCTCTTTTAGATAAAATTGCAGAAGCAAAGACACTTGGTAAACATCAACTTGCAACATATATTTTTGACAATCTTGGTATAGCAGTAGATCCTAATAGTATGTTTGACGTACAAGTTAAACGTATACATGAGTATAAGAGACAGCATCTTCTTGCTCTTTGGATTGTTCATCAGTACCTTCGCATTAAAAGTGGGGTCGATGTTGTACCAAGAACAGTTATCTTTGGTGGTAAGGCAGCACCAGGATATTATATGGCAAAGTTAATAGTTAAATTTATTTGTCATATAGCAGATGTAGTTAATAATGATCCTGATATGGATGGTAAGTTAAAGGTAATCTTCTTACCAAATTACAGTGTGAAGTTAGGAGAGAAAGTATATCCTGCTGCTGATTTATCTGAGCAGATATCTACTGCTGGTAAAGAAGCATCAGGAACAGGTAATATGAAGTTTATGATGAATGGTGCTCTTACGATTGGAACACTTGATGGTGCTAATGTAGAGATAAGAGAACTTGTGGGAGGAGAGAACTTCTTCTTATTCGGTCATGATGAGAGTGGTATTCAGCAACTATGGGAACAAGGATATTATCCTCAAAATCATATGAGCAATGAAGTATGGGAAGTTGTTAATTTAATTAAAGGTGGTCATTTTAGTCAGGGTGATAAAGAAATGTTCGCACCACTGATAGACAATCTTATAAATCATGATCCTTTCTGTGTCTTTGCAGATTTTTGTGATTATTGTGATGCTCAAGATCGTGTAAGTAGTGCATGGAAAGATCGTGATGCATGGAATCGTATGTCGGTTATCAACACTGCACGTTCGGGTTTCTTCTCATCTGACAGATCGATTAGGGATTACTGTACCAAAATTTGGGGTATTCCACACTGACAATTTAAGGTATCTTTAGTTAAATAGTATTGTCGCCTTCGGGGACACAATTCACACTCGCTTATTTAAGGAGAACTATGATGACTAACTTAGCAAGATACCATTCTGCAAATCTTCCAGATCTTTTGGATAAGATTTCCAAGAATAGTATAGGTATGGATGAATACCTAAATCGTTTCTTTAATGAAACAACCCAACAAAATTATCCCCCTTACAATATAGTTCATGTAAACAACGTTGAGTCCAGACTTGAAATTGCTCTTGCAGGATTCAAAAAGAAAGAAGTTAAGGTTTACACTGAATATGGTAAATTGGTTGTAGAGGGAGACAAGGAGAAGAAAGAAGATACTAACTATGCACATCAAGGATTAGCACAAAGATCTTTCAGTAGATCATGGGCAATCTCTGATGATACTGAAGTTAGAGATGTTAAATTTGAGGATGGACTACTTACTGTTACAGTAGGTAAGATTGTTCCAGAACATCATGCTCGTAAAGATTGGCTCTAAATAGTAATGAGTTCGAGATGGATCAGCACCCTTTACAGGGTGCTTTTTTCTTGCTATAATATTTGGAGGTAAGTATCTGTTATGGCTATTAAACTATTACTACTAAAATCTGGAGAAGATGTTATTGCTGACGTTAGTGAAATGGTAGTTGGTGAAGATGATGAAAGAAGAGTGGTTGGTTATTATCTTGATAAGGCATGTGTTATAAAGATGAGAAATCCTCAACTTCAAAAAGAAGAAGGACCCAAGAAACAATCTGGTTTTCAGGTTTCATTGTTTCCTTGGATGCCATTATCTAAAGATCAAAAGATCCCTATTACTGCTGATTGGGTGATTACTATTGTTGAACCAGTAACAAAATTGACAGAAATGTATACTAAAGATATTATTAATCTTGCCAAAGACAAACCTGAAGAAGGTAGATTAGTTGGGTACGCAAAATGACAACCAAAATTTTAATTTTGACTAATGGTGAAAAATTAATTTCACAACTTATAGAAGTTGCTCCCATTGATATAGGAGATCCTAATTGCAAATTAGTTGAACCATTTCTTGTCAATGCTGATGGTACATTAACTCCTTGGTTAGTTGATCATACAAATGATAATGAGTTTATGATGTCATCTGATAAGATATTGACACTTGTTGAACCAAAGCCTACACTACTTGAAAAATATCAAGACCTCCTTAAATAATGCGTTTTTATACTAATGTTCAATTGATAGGGAATCAGTTTCTGGTTCGTGGGGTTGAGAATGGAAAAAGATATGAGCATAGAGATGAATTTTTTCCTACTCTTTTTGTTAAGTCTAAAAAGAGTACTAAATATAAAACGTTGAATGGGCAAGCAGTTGAAGAAATTAATCCAGGCACCGTTAGAGAATGTCGTGACTTCTATAAGAAGTACGAAGATGTGGAGGGATTTGAGATATATGGGAATGACAGGTATATTTACCAATACATATCAGAGAAATACCCAGAGGATGAAATCAAGTTTGACATATCTCAGATTAAACTTGTTACTTTGGATATTGAAGTTGCGTCTGAGCAAGGTTTCCCTGATGTGGAATCGTGCGTCGAAGAGATTCTGGCAATCACAATCCAAGACTATACTACTAAGCAGATCATTACTTGGGGAAGTAAACCCTTTCAGAATAATAGGAAGGATGTAACTTATCATCATTGTTCAACTGAGTATGATCTATTAAACAATTTTATTAACTATTGGATGCAGGATGTTCCAGATGTGATTACTGGTTGGAACATACAATTATATGATATACCTTACATATGCAAACGTTTGAGAAGAGTGCATGGTGAGAAGTTGATGAAGAGATTTTCACCTTGGGGTCTTGTGAGTGAAGGTGAAGTTCATATTATGGGTAGAACTCATACCACATTTGATGTTGGTGGTGTAACTCAACTTGATTATCTTGATCTTTATAAGAAGTTCACTTATAAAGCACAAGAGTCATATCGATTAGATTATATTGCAAAGGTAGAACTTGGTCAGCAGAAGTTAGATCACAGTGAGTATGATAC